TGATGTTGGATGCACAGATCTTTTCCTGGTTCCAGACCACATTTCACATCAATGGCTTTGCTACCATTGTGGCAAGATTCATCAACAAGTATTTGGGCATCAGTTACAACGACTACTACGAAGATTTGTTTGCATACGCAATGACCAACGACTGGTTGATAAAAGAAGAAGCCGAAACTAGACAATATTTTGCCAACTGGATGATGACTGGCAAGATCAACCATCCCAAGATTGGTGTGGAAATACATGGCTGGAATATCATTCACAGAACCAGCATGAACATGCACCAAGAAGACCGTGTGGATGAACTGTATGACGTGCTGGAAAAGTTTTTACAACGTTACAACTTACCTGAAGATTTAGTGGCCAGTTTGATGAAACTGCAAAGAAACTACTATATCAAGTACAACGATAGGAATCAGTATCCTATGAATCTTGACGTAGGGTACAACATTTGGGATTACCTCAGTTTCAATCAGCCCCTAGAAAAAACTGCCACAACTTATCGACTAGACTTCCCCGAAGACAAGACCATGAGTTTGAATCGTTTTTTGGAACTTTTTTACTTTGCCCGACGACGAAACTTTGGCAAAGCCACAGTGGATCGTATTGGCGTTGAAAATGCCAAAGGCACACGTCGAGGTGCAGGTGCTGCCAAAGCACAAGGCAGTTTCTCAGTGAAGAAAAAACAACTAGTGGCATAATGTCAAGATTGTTTGCATTTGGGTGTAGTTTTACCAACTATCGTTGGAGCACCTGGGCCGATTGTCTTGCACCAGAGTTTGACTATTTTGAAAACTGGGGGCAATCAGGTGCCGGCAATCACTATATTTTTAACAGCATAATGGAAGCAGATCAGCGTCACCATTTTGGCGCCGATGATACTGTGGTAGTGTGCTGGACCAATGTCATGCGAGAAGATCGTTACACTGATCGTTGGCAGACTCTGGGCAACATAACTACCTGTCCAATATATGATCCAGGGTATGTTCGAGATGCTATCACTGAAAGAGGATGTTTGATACGCGACATTGCCTTGATCAAGGCCACTAGTAGTTTTTTGAATAACTGTGCTGGTGTTACTGCAAAGTTTTTGGCCATGTGCGACATAATGAATCCCCGACAGTTTGACTATTCGCCAGGCGATCAAGATATTTTTGATTTATATCAACCCGTTCTAAATAACATCATGCCCAGTTATCAAACAGTGTTGTATCCCTCAGGATGGAAACACAGTGATGATCCGCACCCTACACCTGCTGAGCATTTGACCTATTTGGATGCAGTATTGCCAGGTTGGGTGACAAATCAAGATACTCGTGTTAAAATGCATGAAGAAAGTATCAATCTAAATAAACATCGTACAGGAATGTCAAAGGTAACAAGATTATGAAATTAAAAGTATCAGAATTATTTTATTCAGCACAAGGTGAAGGACGCTATGTTGGCGTGCCCAGTGTATTTTTGCGCATGTTTGGTTGTAACTTTACTTGCTCAGGGTTTGGTTGCAAGCCAGGCGAAAAAAGTACAGAAGCAGACGAAGTTGCAAAAACTGTTGGTCTGTACAAAACATTTGAAGAACTGCCACTGGTAAACACCGGCTGCGACAGTTATGCGTCATGGCATCCAGACTTCAAACACTTGAGCCCCACATACACAGTGGAAGAACTTGTGGACAAAATGACTGCACTGTTGCCCAATGGTAGCTGGCTGCAACCCAATGGCAATCCCGTGCATTTGGTGATCACAGGTGGCGAACCGCTGTTGGGTTGGCAACGTGCTTATCCTGAACTGCTGGATGTGTTGGCAGAACGTGGCCTGCGACACATCACATTTGAAACCAACGGCACCCAAGACTTGACTCGAGAGTTTAGAGATTATTTGCGTGACTGGTTTGGTGAGATCACATTCAGTGTCAGTCCCAAACTAAGCGTGAGTGGCGAAAAATGGGCAGATGCCATCAAGCCCGACGTAGTCTGGGACTATGAAACACATGGTGTTACATATCTCAAGTTTGTGGTGGAAAAGGTCGAGGACTTTGATGAGCTGGATCGTGCAGTGGCAGAATATCGCTTGCGTGAGTTTGGTGGTCCTGTGTTTGTGATGCCTGTGGGCGGTGTGGTGTCAGTGTATGACGGCAACAGGATCAATGTTGCTGACGAAGCACTGAAACGTGGCTACTGGTACAGTCCACGATTACACGTTGACCTCTGGGGCAACGGGTGGGGTAAATGATACTAGATGGAGCATTTGAAATGTGGGATTGGTTAACAAAAAAGAAAACGCCTCCTGTTAAAGAGGAAAAAGAAAAAGTTATCCGTGTGCCCAAGGCACCAGAAAAAACAGCCAAGCAGATTGCCACAGAAAACAACGAACCTTATGTGGCTATTGTGACCATGGATATTGATCCCAACAACTTGCATCAAGGTGCATTTGAATTGGACTGGAATGAAATATTCATTGCCCGCTTGGTCAAAGCTGGCTACATGATGAAACCCACAGATGCAGACTCAGACATTGTGGACCGCTGGTTCCAAAATGTGTGCAGACACGTTGTGATGGAAACATGGGAACAAGAACAAGCCATTCGTAACTCTGGAGCACAGTATGTTCGCACTAGAGATATTGGCGACGGACGCACTGAGATTAGTTAAGGATATTGATATGATGGATGGAAGACGTGTGGGCTTTACTGCCTCAACATTTGATTTATTACACGCTGGTCACATTGCCATGTTACGAGAAGCCAAGGAAGAATGCGATTACTTGATCTGTGCGTTGCAAAACGATCCCACTTTAGATCGTCCCAACAAGAATCGTCCAGTGCAAAGCATTGTGGAACGACAACTGCAACTCATAGGGTGCAAGTATGTGGATGAAGTTTGGGTGTACAACACAGAAAAAGATCTAGAAGACCTGTTGTTGATCCTGCCCATTGATGTTCGCATACTTGGTGTAGAGTACGAAGGTCGAGAATTTACTGGTCGTGAGATTTGTCACAAGCGTGATATTGAACTACACTTCAATGGACGTGATCATTCATTCAGCAGCAGTGAACTACGCCAGCGTGTGGCCACGGCTGAAGACTTGAAAAAGAAATTAGAAGAATGGGAACCAGTGGGTGCAGACGACACCGGTGGGCCCAGTCCACGATGATACTGTACGCTAATGGTTGCAGTCATACTGCGGCTGCTGAAGCAGTTGTGCCAGATGGATTTGCCAAAGACAATGGTCGTGAAGGAATAGATCGACGTCCGCATCCGTTAAATCTAGCAGCCAGTTGGTGTACCCGACTTGCTGAGCACTTGGGTGCTGAATTAGTTTGTGACGCAGAATCTGCTTCTAGTAATGATCGGATACTTAGGACTACACAGAAATGGCTTGATACTGCTACCGATCTTGCTGGTACGTTAGTTGTAATACAATGGACAACTTGGGAACGAGAAGAATGGTTGCACAATGGCACACATTACCAAGTCAACGCCAGCGGAGTTGACTGGGTGCCAAAAGATTTACGATTACGCTACAAAGAATATGTGGCCAATCACGACTACTGGGCAAAGACTCGAGAATGGTACAAAAAAATCTGGGACTTGCATGTTGAGCTTGCGGACAAAAAAGTAACACATTTGTTTTACAATGGTTGGAGCACATTCAGCGACATTCCGGATAAAAAAGATTTTGGTAAAAATTATCTTGGCCCGTACGATCGTAGTTTGAGTTACAATTCTGTACTTGTAAACAACGGATTTGAGTGGGTCACTCCAAATTCTTACCATTTTGATGCCAAAGGCCATTGCTTTTGGGCCAAGTATCTGTTACAATACATTAAACAACACAACTTGGTAACCACTGATGCGATATCTACTAATTGACACTAGCAACATGTTTTTCCGTGCCCGACACCAAGCACATCGTGCCGCGGACACATGGACCAAATTAGGATTTGCCCTGCATCTCACCTTGATGAGTGCAAACAAAGTAGCACGTGATCTGGGTGCTGATCATGTGGTATTCGCACTAGAAGGTCGTAGCTGGCGTAAAGATCATTACAAGCCCTACAAAGCCAATCGGGCTGTGGCACGTGGGCAAATGAGCGAAACTGAAGCAGAAGAGGACAAACTGTTCTGGGAAACCTATGATGAGCTGACTAAATACTTGTCTACAAAAACCAACTGTAGTGTTGTTCGTTGTGCCACAGCAGAAGCAGATGATATCATTGCACGTTGGATTGCTTTACACCCCCAAGACGAACACGTTATTGTCAGTTCAGATTCCGACTTTGTGCAGTTGATTGCACCCAATGTAAAATTGTACAATGGCATCAACGATCACTTGTTTAGTGTTGCTGGTGTTACAGACGCAAAAGGCAAAAACTTGGCATTCACTATTGAAAGCAACTCAAAGATCAAGGTTGGCAAAGCCGATGCTAACTTTGTGCCACCTGTGGATTATCAGAAGTGGGTGTTGTTTTTGAAGTGCATGCGTGGTGATCCTGGTGACAATGTGTTTTCGGCTTACCCTGGTGTGCGTGTGAAAGGCACCAAGAATCAAGTGGGTCTTACGGAAGCATTTGAAGATCGTGATCGTCGAGGCTATGCCTGGAACAATCTCATGTTGCAACGTTGGTCTGATCATGAACAGGCCGAGCACAAGGTGTTGGAAGATTATGAACGCAATCGTACCCTGATTGATCTTACTGCACAGCCCAATAGCATCAAAGCAACAGTAGATGAAGCCATACGTGAGCAGATTAGCCACAAAGATGTGGGCATGGTAGGTGCGCACTTTTTACGATTCTGTGGCAAATACGAACTCACCAAACTCAGCGACTATTCAGATGCAATTGGTCGCTGGTTGAATCAAACATACAAAGGAGTATTAGATGATCGAAGCCAAACCCATAGTGGATAAAAAGTATTGGATATTGAAACAAGATGATCGCAAGGTAGGTGTGGTAGAAGCCGCAGACGATGGCTACACTGTGCGTATCAATGATCAAGTTGGCAAATTCAAAACCATTCCCATGGTGCGTAAGAAAGTGGACATTGAATTTGTACCGCCAGAAAAGACCACCAAACCTGCACCAGATCAAGTGCATGGATTCGAAACAGGATGCAGAGCATTCAATCCCATGTGGGACGTCAAACATCGATTACCATTGTTCACTAAAGAAAACAAAAGCAAATCATGGTACGCCGCAGGTTGGTATGCTGTGAAACAACATCGTAGTTGGAAACTGCTTCGCAACCCAAAATTAATTGTGTTGGAACGTTATCAATATCAAGGACCATTTCATACTCAGGAGGCAGCACGTGACAAATCCCTTTCGTGATCAAGAGAAGTTTATGCGGGCTTGCGACCAGTCGGTGGACGCAATGAATGAATCTCAGTACACTATGTACAAGAGTTTGATTGAAGAAGAATTTCGTGAGTTGCAAGAAGCACACGACATGGAAGCAGAACTGGATGCATTGATTGATATCCTTGTGGTCACAATCGGTGCAATACACTCGGCAGGATTTGATGGCGAAGGTGCCTGGCGAGAAGTCATGAGCACCAACTTTGCTAAGATTGATAGAGAAACTGGCAAGGTCCGCAAGCGTGAGGATGGCAAAGTACTCAAGCCCACAGGTTGGCATCCGCCTGTACTGTATCCTTATCTACTTAAAAAATGAGTCTGCACATACATCGTTTTGTGGACTCAATCAAGGCACACGAAGCACGTGGCCAAAAGGACTTCATGATGAGCATGCGTGATGCCAAAGACCTACACGCTGACATTACTAAACTGTTGATTACATTGGAACAAATGCGAACACAGCAAACACGTGGCGCAGAAGTTGTAGAAGTGCAGATCACTGGAGGTAGTTTTAAATCTGCATAGTTATTGGCATAAATAAACGCGGAGTTTAATATGTCAAGACCAAAGCCAACAGTGCTGATTGAGCACACCAACAAACAAACCTACAAGACAGAACAAGTACTGGCCTCAGAAGGTGTGTGGGCTGTGTTCTTTGACTCCAAGCCCATTAACTTAAAGACCAGCAACTTGCTCACACAGTTTCCTGGTCCCAAGTACAAAAAGGTATCGTTCTCCAACCCCGGACACGCTATCAATCTTGCCCGAAAACTCAACACACAATTCCGAACAGACAAGTTCTCAGTTGTGCTGTTAACGCAAGGGGATAAGATCTATCCCAATGTTCAATAAACTTGCTCTCACGCAGGAACTGATAACACGCTATCCTGATGCACCGCCTCTTGATGAAGCCATGTCTACTTGGTGGCAGAACATCAGAGATGATGGCGGGTTGAGACTTACCTACGAAGGTTTCTATGTGTTTGAAAACCTGCTGGAACTTAGCAGTTACACATTTGACCTGCCAGAGAAATTGCTCACACCCAAAAACTTGATTGCACTAGATCGTCGTATGACCTGTCCATACTACATGGTCAACAACCGCAAACTCAACAAACTTGTGATGTTTGGCAGCAAAGAAGCCATGATGGCAGTGTTGCATGGGGACATGCAAAGATTCATCACAAGTTTAAGTTACTGATATCACGCTGGAATCGCAGTTCCATTATGGTGGCAAAATCATCTAACAAGAATTCACGTTGAGCACGTAGTCGTTCTTGATACGGTGCTAGATCAATTTTGCCCAGTATAAGATCTTGATTCAACCACACAGCCTGTTCTGCACGAACTTCATTGGGCATGTTGTCATAACTGACATCTACCAAGTCTGAGAACATGTCAAAGCCTAGTTCTCGACAGTGTTGCACAATGCCCTGATGCCCGACCAAGATAGGTATTTGTTCGGCGGCCATGGCCAACAAAGTTTTCTCTGATATGATTCCTGGTGCAGTGGCATACTCGGTTTCTGTCACAATGTTCACAGCTGAGGTGCTGTACACATACGCCAAGTTTATAAAGTTATCAACATTGTTGTAGGTATATTGAGTGTAGTCATGCTGTGGCAAGCGTATGCGATTGTGATAACTCAACACACCATCTGACCAACCTTGCAAGGTTTGCACCACTCTGTTTCTGTGATCGCACATGCGTCCATTCAAACACTGCCAGGCTTGAGTTTTAGGTTGATTGATAATGTGCTGCCATTCCGGCCAACGTTGATACAACTGGTTGGCAAGATCGTAGTTGTGATTGCTGAACTCAACTAGTCGAATAGGGCCTGTGTATATTCGATCCAATCCGTGATTCCAATATGTCACAACCACACGGTCAGCACGTGATCCATAACGCTGTTCTATTTGTTCAAGTTCCAGCACACGACCGTGCTGTATGTTTACCAAGTCCTGAAAATGCAACAACAAGACGTCTGTGTCAAAGTCAGGCAATCGCAGACTCCACCCTGTGTGAGGCGAGCGGGCACTTTCAAAACAATGATAAACAGGGGTAAATGATACCCCTTTATTGGTCAACTGTTGGGCAAACAAAGCACTGTAATCCATGGCGTATTTACAACAGTCAAAAGGTAGTACTTTTGTAGTACTACTTTTCGGTTGACCGAATATGCCCGAAATGCTATAATACACACATGATGAGAAAGAAACGCACTGATCGAACCCACATTGTGTACATGATCCAAATTGGATTAGAGTACTACATTGGTATTACCGCTAAAACTCAGCGCACAATC